CCGCCACTTCCGCGGCCGTCATGCGCTGATCCAGGCCGTTGGCGAGCATCAGGAACATGTCGGTGTAGAACGTGCTGTTGATGCGCTGCCGCACGTCCTGGATGTCCTCGAGCAGATGCGACAAGTCGAGGTTGACCTCGAACGCGGTCCGGATCCCACCGTGCGGAGTGGCCGTGTCGACGAACGACACACCCCCTGGCAGCCTTTCCACGTCCCGATTCTTGAGGGCGGTCGGCACCTGCAGGGGCGGATCGACCTTGTAGTTGATGCCCTTGGCCTTGGCCAGCTGCTCGTGCTGGAGCTGCTTGATGTCGCCCAGGGCTTCCATGCCAGGGCTGTTGCCGTAGATGTCGCCGCCGGCCGTAGCCCAGCGCGGCGCTACCGCACGGAACTCCTTGAAGCCAGATTCGCGCAGGAACTTGCCTTCAGGCGCGCCGATCTCGAAGTAGCACGAGCGCCAGGCCATGTTCAGGTTGTCCCGCTTCGTCGGGTCGCGGTCCGATCGTGGCTCGATAGCGTGGATCAGCGTGATCCACTGGTCGAGGCTGCCACGGTCGTACAGGTTCTTGACCGTGGGCGTGACGTTCTCGATGCCGAACTCGCCGACGATTTCGTGCACGGTCTTCTGGAACTCGCGGTAGAGCGTGTTCACCTGGCCGCGGTAGTCGGTGGCGATACAGTATTCGCCCGTGGTGAGCGGGTAGTGACGGATGACGTCGCTGTAGTCGTCCAGCACCAAGCTTGCCGACGTGCCGAAGGCGCCCAGTTCCTCGTACATCGAGTGCAGCGCACGGTAGGTATTGGACCGTTCGAAGACGGTCTGCATCAGGCGAGTGACATCGTTGAGCCAGATCTTGACTGGCCCGTACTTGACCAGGTCCGGATCGGACGTGGCGAGCCGGAACCACGGCCGCGCCGGACTCGTCATACCCGCCATCATGCCGGCAGCAAGTACGCGCAGCGCGCGCGTGCCCGTCGAGTCGTAGATGTTGTTGTGGCGACGCCAGCCCTTGTCCCGATCCTGGACAAAGAAGCGCCCGCTGCGCGGCAGCAGGTAGTCGCTGATCTCTTTCCAATGCGCCCACCAGCTGGCGCGCTCGGTCTTGAGCTGGCCCCAGCGCGTCAGCAGCCTGTCGCGCGGCGGGGCTTTGATGTTGGGCTGTTCGTCCGCCATCGCTTACGACCCCAGCAGCGTGTTCTTGCCAAGCTGTAGCGTCCCCTGGTTCACGCCCTGCGTGCCGGTCAGCATCGTGCTACCAGCGCCGCCAGTCGCTGCGTTCTGATTGGCAGTCAGCATTGCCGCGATGTCCGGGCTCTTGGCGTTTGCACGGTTGTTCGCCTGATCGGCCTGATCGGCCTGCTTGGTCGCGGCGTCCTTGGCCTGCTGCTGCGCACTGCGCTGGGCACCGGCCTGTTGCTGCCCGTTGTAGATGGAATACGCCGTGCCTGCCACGGCAGCGGCGGCCAAGACGCCGGTAGCGGTTACCCCAGACATGGTGACTCTCCTGTGTTCGTGAGGGCTGGTGGCTCTGCGCTTTGGCGGGACAGCAGCAAATGCGCCTCGTCGGTGAATTCGGATTCGGCCTCTTCGACCGTGGCGGCGCGGCTCGGGAAAACCATCGTCAGGTCCGTGTCGGCGTACGCCGCGAATGCCTGTTTGCGGCCGGCGCTGGCCTGAAGCACGTGGTAGCCCGTCAGGCGCACGGACTCATTGCCGATGAACACAACCACATCACCGCTGACGATCAGCAGCGTGGCCAGCTTGATCAGCGCGCCGGTCAGCACCACGCCAGCCGGGATGTGCACCGTGCGGCTGTACATTCCTGCGTGCAGCACGTGGCTGGTTGGCAGGTCGATCTGTGGGCCCTCGCGCAGCGCTTGCTCGAGCCGGCGCACCTGGTCGATCGCGCCCTCGCTCATGGCCGGAACGGATAGGCTCGGCACCGCGGGAATCACGACAGATCCTTGAAAAACACGCGGTTCGTCTCGCGGTAGCCAATGCCTGGCATGACCCGCTCGAGCACGCCGCCCACCGGCGCGCTGATGAAGAACCCCTTGGCGCCAAGCTCCTTGGCCAGGACCTCGGCAGCCCGGATCAGCTGCAAGCCCGCGCCAGTCTTGCGCGCTGCCTTTGCCACGAATAGCGATTCGGTCGTGCCAACCGGGCGCCCAAAATGGGGCAGCACCGACATCAGCAGGAACACAAAGCCGACGAGTTGGTCGTCCTGGTAGGCCGCGATGACGCGGAGCACACCATTGGCCTCGATCGCGCGATACACATCGGCCTGCGCGCCGAGCTCGCCCAGCTCCGGGATGGCGGACTCGGCCACGTACTCGGCCAGGAGCGCGTCGAGATTGGGCGACGCCTCGATGTCCGCGATCGTGCAGTGGCGAATGGTGATGGGCTTCATGCCCGCGAATCTATGCGGGGCACAAGCAGGTAGGTGCACCCGCTACCGATTCAGATTGGCGTATGGATCGTAGGGCTTGCTGTCGCGCTGGCCGCGCATGGCGCGGATGTCGGCCAGTCGCGGCGTGTCCATCAGCGCGAGGATGTAGGCCGAGGCCCAGTCCGGCGAGCGGCCAATGCGCTTCTCGATGTCGTCCCGGCTCTCGACCTTGACGACCGCGCCCTGCAGCTCCCAGGTGGGCGCGCACAGATCTGCACGCAGCCGGTTGTCCGGCGGCAGCGCAATGCCCGTGTTGTTGGCCGGATCCAGCGCTTCGCGCATGAGCCACCACAGTTCGCTGCGCTGGTTGTAGAACCGCAGCCGGCCGGACTTGTCGGTGCGCGTTGCTTTCTCGGCCACGTTGACACCGAGCACGTGCTGGTTCGCCGTGTTCAGGAAGTCGTACGGTGCAGAGCCCACGCCGATCACGTCCAGGTGGATCGGCGCACCGTCACGCATGGCGGCAATGACCAGGCCGGCCACGGTCGGGCCGTCCGGCGTCTGCGTGCCGGGATAGGCCAGCGCCTCATCGAACCACATACCGTGGCGACGGGCGATGACCGTGTTGTCGCGGCCGCCGCGCGCCACGTCGACGCCGACCGAATCCATGCGCGGCTTGGGCAGCACCGGCTTCCAGCGCGCCATGGCCGCCTCGACCCAGGCTGTCGGGATGACCTGCCACGGATCGTCCTCGATGCCGGCCTGAAAGTCGCCATAGAGCATCTGCGAGCGCAGCGGCTCGGGCAGGGATTGCAGGGTTGCCATGTAGCCAGTCCCCATCAGGTACGGGTTATCGCTGACGCGCGACGGGATGAACGTGCGGCTCATCGGCTTGACGAGCTCGCCCTTGTGCATGAAGGGCTCACCGCTCTCGACCTCGACGTCCTTGCCATCGAGCGAGGCGAACCAGCGCAGCTCGCCGGGCTCGGCCGGCGCGGGATGCTTCGGGTCCAGCCATGGGGCGAAGAACTCGATGATCCAGCGCCCTTCCGCGCTGGTCGGCGGGTTGAAGGTGAGCAGCGCCTGGCAGCGCTGGCCGGGCGTCGTGGTGCGCAGCCAGCCGAGCAGGAAGCGGATCTGTTGCTCGAGGAAGTTGGCTGCCTCGTCGAACACGAGCAGGTCGTGCGGCCGCCCCTGGTACTTGGTTTCATCGCCCGGATTCGGCACAGAGCCGAACTCGATCTGCACGCCGCGATCGGGCAGGCGCCAGATGCGGTCCTGCCCGTTGTAGCCGTCGCGACCACTGAGCAGCTCGGTGAAGCGGTCGATGATGCCGGTGAGCTGCGTGGCCTCGCGGCGCAGGATCATCACGCGCTGGTGCTGGGTGAGCGATTTGCCGCAGGCCAGATCCGTCTTGCCACCGCCAGCCGCACCGCCGTAGCCGATCACATCGGCCAGGCTGGCATAGGCCATCGACTGCGGGCCCGCCAGCGGGCGCCAGGGATTGCGTCGCTTCAGCTCACGCGCCAGGAGCAATGCCCTGGCGAGCCGGTCGCGCTCAGACGAGGTCGCTGCCGTCATCGGGTGCCGGGAGCACGCCTGCAGCTACCAGCGCGGCCAGCTCGGCGCGGATCTCGTCCTCGCTCATGTCGCTGATGGCCAGGCGCCCGGCCAGCTCGACTTTAGAATTATCGCGGTACTTGTCGGGCTTGTGCGCCATGAGCAGGCGCACCATGAGCGTGTCGCTGTACTTGCGAATCGCGGCCACCTTGTGGTTTCCGTGCTCGTCGAGCACGGGCACCATCTTTGGCTCGCCGCTCAGTTCGTCGAGAACTGGATTGCCCTCTGCGTCCTTCGCCTCGCGGTACAGGTACGTGAACTGGCCCCGGAAGACCACGGGCTCGTCGATGCCATCCACGGCGCGCCGCCGCGCCTCGAGTTCGATCAGGTCTGCAGCCTGCTCGATGGCATCGTCCCACGCTGCCGCAAAGTCCTCATCGGCATCGCGCCAGTTGTACGCCGTTTTGCGCTCCACCCCTGCGGCCTCGGCTGCGGCAGTGACATTGCCGAGCACGGCCAGAGACGCCAGGAAGGCCTGGCGTCGTGCATCGCGGATGGCGGGGTGGGAAGTCGTCATGCCGCGATTTCACAACCTCACCCGTCCGGTAGGTGCACCGCCTTCCAGCCAGCCACGGTCTGCGCCCGCTTCTCCCACCGGCAGATGCGGGCGATGAGCGATTTGCTGACCTCGAACTTTTGCGCCAGCGTCCGGTAGCTCAGGCCATCGCGATGCAGCGTGCGGACCATCTCCACCTCGCCATCGGTGAGCTTTGCGTTCTGATGGCCTTCGCCAATGCGCAATCCTCGCTCGTTCACGGCCACGGTTTTTTTCATGCCCTTGCTCCCGCTAAGTTCGTGCGTGTAATTACGTGTAATTTCTTGCGCGTTCCTCATTCCTAGCCAGCACGTAAAAATTTCCATATTCAACTCACCGCGGGGCCGCACCACTGCACCACTGCACCATCCCCTAAAGGGAGATGGTGCGGTGCGGTGCAGTTTTGCGGGATTGCGCACCGCACCGCGAGGCACCACGGTGCAATTGAAGGTGCACGGTGCAAGCAATCTTTTGCGTGTTCGCAATTTCTTGCATGTTCATCACAGCACCGAAATGCAGCCGTCTTCGAGGAAGTACGGCGCGTCATCCCCCTCGCACAGCCCCAAAAGCGCCCTTTTAGCATGCTGCTTGCGAGTGTCACGCTTGCCCTTCTCAGGGGCCTCTTGGCGCCGCGCCACCTCCTCGACCACCGCGTCGACCTCGATCCCCGTGCTCTGGGCCAGCGAGATCTCGCTCACCACCTCGAGCACCAGCTTCTCCCAGGCGCCCAACTTGCGGACCGGGCCGCCCGCCTTGCCACGCACCGGTACTGGAGCGTCGACCACCACGCACGAGTCGATGATGTCGCCGTCCTCGTCGGTGGCGATCGGCACCACCTGGAGGTCGAACCCATACTCGCGGCCGTCCTCGCCATCCTTCATCTTGTCCAGGCGCAGCATGCGGCCGCCCGGCGTGCGTAGCACTTCGATCTGGGCATCGGCCGCGCCGCGGATGCCAGACCAGCCTCGCGCGCCCTTGGACGAATCCTTGCCCGAGTGGTGGACCAACAACACCACGGCGCCCGTGGCGCGATGGATGCCGCGGCAGTGCGCCAGCGCCTTGCCCATGTCCTCCGCAGCGTTCTCGTTGGCGCCGGGCGTCACCTGGGCGAAGGTGTCGACGACCACGATGTCGGTGGGGCCGCTGGCCTTGATGGCCTTGGCCACGTCCACCGCATCGGCCTTCTGGAGGAAGTTCGGCGCGGCGTGGATGACACCGATGTCGTCCAGCGCGGTCACCTCGAGGCCGTTGTGGATGCAATAGGCCACCATACGGTTGCGGAAGCCCCCGGCGCCTTCGGCGGCGATGTAGACCACCCGGCCCGGCCTTGTGCGGTGGCCGCGCCAGTCCCACCCGCGCGCGATCGCCGCGGCGATGTCCAGCGCCACGAACGACTTGCCCGATCCGGACTCACCGAACAGCACCACGAGTTCCGCCTTGGGGATCACGCCCTTGACGACCCACGCCGGCGGCGGGCGCATCATGAACTCGTGCGCGGGGATGACCTGGAAGCGCTGCGGCGCGGCCGGTGCCTCGGGGATGGCATCGAACTCCGCTGCGCTGGCGATCTCAGCATCGATGTGGGCGCCGTTCTCGTGGGCCAGCTTGATGAGCGAGCGCGCCGTGACCGGACGCCCTGCCATGCTGCCGAACGAGTCCCAGCGCCGGCGCAACACCTCCTCGCCCGGGTACTTGCTGCCCTTGGCCGACCAGGCATCCCACAGGGCGAAGCCTTCGCCCTCGGTGTCGTGGTGGATGGCCATGCCGATATGCAGCCACGTGTCGTGTGGCGAGTCTGGATCCAGCACGTCCAGTGCCTCCTCGATCTGCGCATCGGTCAGGCCCATGCGCGGCTCGTAGGCCATGAGGGGATCGTCGATCTCGGTGGCGGCCGGCGCCTTGCGCCCGAAGCGCAGCGCGCACAGCGCGCGCACGTCGTCGCTGGCCTCGGCCAGCGTGTTCTCGGCGCCCAGCAGCTCGGTCACGTCGAGGCGGTTGCCAGTGAACGTGACGAAGCCCTTCGTGCTGAAGGTCTCGAACCCGTAGGTGCCGTCCTGCAGGGACTTGTTGTTGCCCAGATTGCCCAGCCAGAAGGCGCGCACGCCCTGCCCTGACGGGGAATATTCGGCGTAGGTGCCAGCGATCAGGTGCTCGACCTCCGGGTGCACGCCGCCATCGGCCATGCAGTTGTCGAAGTCGCCGGCGACGATGCCCCACTCGGGCATGAGCGCCAGGCCGACGCCGTCGAAGCCGCGGCGCGCAGCTGCGGCCTTCGCCGCGTCGAATGTAGTGAGCTGGTTGCGATCCTCAGGCCGGCCCTGGACGCCGTGCCGCCGGCCGCCGTTGGTGTAATAGGGAACCTTGCGGGGTTTGGCCTCGCCGTCGTGGTGCTCATAGCGCCAGACGAGCCAGCCTTGAAGGCTGCGCAGCGCGTCAGGCGCTATGACACTGGCGAGGTGCGGCTTGATTGTGGCCACTGCGCTCATGCAGGCATCCTCACTTCAGCGAGTGCTGTTCATTCGTTGTCCCCGGGAAGGTCAACGAGATCTCGAATCTTGGGGTTGATCAATCGAGCGCGGGCGATGCCGTAGACCGCTTCGATCTCCCGGGCGCGACGCAACGGCACGTAGCCGTCGCGGGCCCATTTGGAAACTGCCTGTTGTGTGACGCCAAGCGTCTTGGCGAGTTCTTTTTGGCCGCCCGCAAGGCTGATAGCCTCGTCGATGCCGTTGTTAGAAGATGTGGTTGTCATCGTGCCGTTCCGCCTTTACGTTGTGTTACCACACAACTATAAAGGTTGTACAACAACGAAACAACAACTAACTTGATGTGGCGTAACAGCCGAAGGGCTAGGTTACACAACAGAGTGGTTGTAAACTCACACCTTTCACACTCGCGAGGCGCTAATGACTGCATCCGTACGGAGCATCCTTGAGGCCGATCTGGAGAGGATCGGCATGACGCAGGAACAATTCGGAGAGCGGTTAAAGATGACACAACAAGGCATCAGTCAATGGTATGCCCGCGATCGAGTCCCATCTAGCCGCCGACGCCAAATAATAGAGATCCTGGGAGAGGACTCCCAATTTGCCAAAGAGTACCCAATCGAAGAATTTAGATTGGATACCTCATCTCGTGCACGTCTCTATCAAGAGAGGTCAGTCGAGGCAAGACTAAATCCTATCCTGGAACGACGCCAAAACTATTTGGCGATGGCGAACTACGTGAAGAGTCAAGTTCCTACCGCCACGTTCGATGCCTTGATAGAAGCGGGGCCCTTTAGTTGGCACGTAGATTACCTCTCTCAGAAGTTCATAGCAGAAATAATACTGCTCCCCGCCCCAACGCCATCTGCTTCTGGTCGCCCCTTAGTCGCAGCAAATCCACGGACTTTCTCAGCAAAAATAATGGAGCTAGC